GCAGCTCGAACAGCTCGGCGACCTGCTCGCGGGTGGCGTTTCCCTTGTTGAGGTTGCCGCCCTTGACCGCGTTGACGATGTGCGGGTGCGAGCGGAACTTCGTCCAAGCGGCCTGGCCGATCACCATCTTGTTCGGCCGCATAACGAAGGTGCTGTCGAGCGCGTTGTTGACGACGCCGATCGGGTCGGAATTGGCGAAGTCGGAGAACTGCGAGGTGCCGGAGAGCGTCTGGCGGTTGGCAGCCGGATAGGTATTGAGGTCGAAGATCTTCGCCGCGACGCGGATCTCGCGGTCGAGCAGGACGAGATCGGTCAGGACCTCGGTGGCGCGCGCCTCGGGATCATAGGTCGAGAAGCCGGCCGCACGTTGCTGGGCGGCGGCGGTGACGTCCGAGTTCGGCACAAGATCGTCGAGGCCGTAATCCTCGACCGAGGCGCTTTCCTCGGTGGCGCCGACCTCGATCTGGTTCGGGCGGCCCTTGCGGCCGACATAGGTGTTCGGGACGGTGAAGCTGTCCTCGACCGGGAACTTCAGCCAAGAGAACTTCTCGCCGCCGACCGACACGCGCGGCAGCACCTTGTCGGCGATCAGGTTGACGTCCGGGTTCGAGAACTTGATCGCGATCGCCGTCAGCACGGGATCGACGAGGAACGGGCGGGCAGTGGCCATGGAAGGCTCCGGGTGAGAGTGAGGCTGCCGGGCGCTTAGCCCTGCATCAGGCAGGGCTGGACGAGGACGGGGATGATGTCGCCGGCGACGCCCGAGGCCAGCGCGAAGGCGCCGACGCGAGCATTGGAGCCGGCCGCCGGCGCCGCCTCGATCGCGGCCCCGTTGGCGTCGGAGGTCAGGGGCTTTCCGCGGGCGACATTGCCGCCGAGCACGATCTCGGTCTGCCCGCTGTGGACGACATCGAGGCGATCACCCTGGGCGGCGTCGACCTTCTCGAAGACGCCGACGATGAAGTCGGTCGCCGCGGCGGCCTCGATCATCGTCGTGTCGGAGGCGCCGAAGACGGCGAAGCGGCGGGCGCGGACGGCGGCGCCCGCGACATAGGTCTTGATCAGGGTCGGCGAGTTCATCAGCTCCTCCCGGTGACGTGCAGGATCGCGTCGGTCGACGAGATCGTGATGCCGGCCTTGGCCTGCTCGGCCTGGTGCAGCGAGGCAGCGGCCATGATCTCGTTGACGGAGGCGCCCTCGGCGAGAGCGCCCTGCTGTTTCGGCGCCTGGACGATGCCGCCGCCGTGGATCGAGACGAGCGCCCCGATCTCCTTTTCGACAGCCGCCGCATCCTTCTGGTGGCGGTCGATGTAGTGCTCGCGCAGCGGGCGGATCGGCTTTCCAGCGCTGATCGCAGCATCGACGAAGAGGGTCGCCTTCTCCTTGGCGGTCTCGCTCTGCAGCGTCGTCAGCTGCGACTGGAGCGTGATGACGGCGGTGCGAAGCTCCGCATCGCCCGCCGGCGCCTTGAAGTGCGCGGTGATCTGCTCGGCGCTGGCCTGGTCGAAGTCGACGCCAGCCGCTTTGAGCCCGACCTTGACGGCGACGAGCTTCGGATCAGCCGTGGCGCGGGTGTTGAGATGAGTGACGATCTCGTCGCCGCTGGCGTCGGCTTTCAGCCCGCCCGCCAGGGCCACCTTGCCGGCCGCCGCCGCGATCGCTGCATGGCTGGTGACCGCAGCGAGCGCCGCGTCTTCGGTCGCATCGTCCTTCAGGCCGATCGCCTTGCGCAGCTTGGCGAGGAAATCCATGTCGTTCTCCCGGGAATGGAGCGTGGTCAGGGTCAGGTTCGGATCGTTGACGAGCGAGGCGCGCAGGATCTTCAGGAGCTTGCCGGCCTGGGTGCTCATCAGGACCGGCGAGATGCCGCGATAGGCCTTGTCCTTGAGCATCTCGGCGCCGGCGCTGGTCCACTCGACCCGGCCCCACAGGCCATCCGAGCGCATCTGCATCTCCACGATCCAGCCTCGCGCGGGCGACGGGCGCCCCTCGGGCGCGGCCTTATCGGTCGAATGGTTTTCGTCGAGCGGGAGTTTGCCGGCCGACATCGAGGCGCGGATCACATCATCCGGGTTCTCCAGCGTGAAAGGCCCACGGCCGTCGATTCCGCGAAAAGTCCCGGCCGGAGTGAGGTGGACCCATTCGGGCGCCTCTCCGGCCAGGATCGTGAAGTGGAGGGAGGAAACGACGGTCTTCATCGCCGCCGAATGTGGCCGGCGGCGCGCATGCGGGACACGACCCGAGCTCGGGTCGTTAAGCGATCGCGGATGAGGGGTGGCGGCGCGAGGCGGTCAGCGTCGGCGGCTGGATGATGGCCCGGAACCGAGCGCGCGGGCAAGGCCACCCCCGACGACATCCAGGATCATGACCTGATCGTCGCTGCTGATGCCGACATAGGGACGCGCGGGGATGGTGACCGAGCGGGCATGGACGACGCGGTTGCCGAGGCGGAAGACCAGGCGGCCGCCGCTCTTGGGCGTGATGACCGCGCTGTGCTGGTGGACGCCGGCATGGATCTTGTTGCTCCCGACCTCGACCTCCGAGCGCGCCGCCCGATAGGTGATCGAGCCCTGCAGGCCGCCGCGCATCGCTCGCTCGCGCAGGATGCCGGCGCCGCGCTTGCCGGCGGCATACACGGGATTGAGCGGCGCCCAGGCGGCACCGTCCGGGCTGATCTCCTCGTCGAAGCGATCCTGTGTCGAGGTGACGAGCCCGGTACCGATGGCGCGGGTGATCGGCGTCGTATCGGCCATGACGCGTTCGAGCCGGCCGAAGGCGGCGCGCGCCTCGTCCCAGTCGAGCTTGAAGGTGACCGAGAAGCCGCTCACCGATCGTCCAGCCCGGGCACGGAGCCGCTCGGCGCGGCCGTCCAGACCCGGCCGGGATTGTAATCGAAGCCGATATCGACGCCCTGCGAGCCGGTCAGCACCTCGCCGGTCTTCCGGTTCACGGTCCGGATCGGCAGGCGCTCCGGCGCCTCGTCAGCGCCGCGCCGGCCCTGGCGCTTCAAGCCGGCTTCACTGACGGGCCGGACCCGGCAGCCGCAGCCCCAGCCGTTCGGCGGATAGGCCCAGTCCCAGAACGGATCATCGGCGCGCAGCACCGTGCCGTTCCAGGCGAGATGCTGCTTGCGCGGATGGCGGGCTCCGCTGTGGACGTATTGCCAGTACGGGAACGCGGCGAGCGTCTCGGGCTCGGTCTGCTGGGCATATCGCCCGGCCGAATAGGCCATGGAGAGATTGGTCTCGTAGATGATCCGGGCGCGCCAGCCCGGCCGGCCGGTATGCTGCCAGCCATGGCGCTGGACGATCTCGTCGAAGCGCTCGCGGAACGCCTGCAGCGTCGTCCCCTCTTCGAGCGCCTTTTCGATCTCGCGGCGGAAGTCCTCGACCAGCGCTTGCGTCGTCGCGCCGGCGACGGTGAAGGCCTTGGCATTGGCCTTCTGCCAGACATCGGTCCAGCCGGTAGAGGTCAGGTTCAGCTTGCGGCGGAAGAAGGCGATCGCCTCCTCGAACGGCAGGCCGAGGGCGCCCGTCGTCGTGGTCATGGTGCGAGCCCGTAGGAAGCCCGCTGGCGGCCGCGAGCCGCCGCCGCGGCCATGCCCCGGAAAATTCCGGGACGGCCGCCCAGCGTTTGAATAACCGTTTGAACGAACGCGGTTGGCGTGAGGGTCAAGCTGTCAGCCGCGCCGGTCATCACGCTCGCCGGAGATCTCGTCGAGCAGGGCCGCCCGACCGGTGAGATGCGAGAGCGCGATCACCCGGCCCATGGCGTCGGCGAGCGCCCCCGGATCGAGCTCGAGGCGGCCTAGCCGATCGGCCAGGTCGGGGAGATCGGACGCGGCGTCGAAGGCCTCTTTCACCGCGCCGGTCAGACCGGCCAGGGCGCCGGCGGCATCCTCGGCCGCGCGTTCGGTCAGGCGATCGACGAACTCAGGTTCCGGCGCGCTTGCGTGACGGCTGACGAGATGGCGAAGCTGGTCGAGCTCGGCGGCCTCGCGGCCGGGAGGCGGCAGAGACCCGGGAGGTGCTGGCGTTCGCGCGGCAAGGATCTCCGCGCCCTCCGCCGGTTCGGTGAAGCCGATGCGGTCGCGGACCTGCGAGGCCTCGACCTTGAGGCCCAGCGGGACAAGCTTGTCGAGCGCGTTCACGACCTGCTCGAGCGGGAGCTCGTCCGGCCGGCCGATGCGGAAGTCCGGATAGAACTCCTGCGGCCCGAAAGTGAAGGCGACGATCTGCCGAATGAGCTGGCGCTTGATCGTGGTCGACGCGGCGCGTGCATCGGCGCGCTCGATATCCTCCTGGACGAGCCGGTGCTCCTGGCTGACCGCATGGCCGCCGGAGACCGCATCCGTCGTCGTGGTCTGGCCGAGCACGAGCTTGGAAATCTGGCGATCGAGCCAGTCGCAGCGCTTCTCATAGGCCTCGGCGCTCTTCGTCGTGTCTTTCAGCCCGACGAACTCGATCTCCATCCCCTTGGGGATGATCGCGGCGGCGTCGCCGGCGATGTTGAAAACGGCCTGCGCCAGGACGCCCTTGTCGACATCGCTCGCGGTCGGTTCGTATTTGCCGACGCGGATGGGGGCCGCGTAGTTCTGGATGAAGACCTGCCAGTCCTTCGTCGTGAAGGCCTTGAACATCCAGGACCAGCTGGCGATGCGCGCCAGGCCGGAGCGGATGGTCAGGCCGCTCTTCGCCTTGTGGCGATGGACCACGAACTTGTGCTCGGCGAGCGGCTGGCCGGCTACGCCCTCGCGCAGGAGGATGGTTTCGCCATCCGTGCGGTCCGGGATGAACCAGCGCTGCGGCCGGTACGACAAGGCAGCGGGGACGATACGCTTGGGCGAGGCATCCCAATCGATCTCCAGCACCGAGAAGCCCTTGCCGAGAGCGTCGAGCATGTCGAACAGGGCATCATCGAGCACGCCCTCCTTCAGCCAGTCGCGAACGAGGTCGGCGTGTTTGACGTGCTCGGCATCGTCGCTCGCCGCTTCGACCGTGGCCGGCAGCTGGCAGACCTGGCGCTTGCGGGTGCCGAGCACCGAGAGGTAATGTGGGTCGCGCTCCTCGATGTCCTCAGCAAGCTCCAGCCAGGCCTGCGGCTCGCCATTGGCGGCGGCGCGATGAACCGCCGCCAGCTTCCAGGGCGTCAGGCCGTCGACATGCTGGACAGACGTCGCCTGACGATAGCCATAGAGCTGCGGGGCGGCCTGCGGCTCCCCGAATAGGGCGTCGAGATCGATGCGCTCGCCATCGGGGCCGAGCACCCGGGAATAGCGCGGCATCACAGGCCTCCGCGAAGCGAGGGGAACAAGGCGCCGAACGACTCGACGAAGGGACTGGCCCCGAGGCCGCCACCGGCTAGCCCCTCCGCGGTGACCCGCTGGTAGTCGTAGACAACGATCGGCATCACCGAGGCGAAATGCGCGAGCGCGGCCGCGATCGCGGCATCGCCATGGCGCTTTCGCTTCTTGCCTTCGGCCGCGCCTTCACCCTTCTCGGTCGTGCGCGCCTTGGGCACGCGGGCGACGCCGTCGATCATCCGGACGACCCGGAAGTCGTTGCCGACCTCGACATCCTTCGGAATGTCCATGCCGGTTGCTTCCAGCGTGGCCTTCAGCTTCGGCATGTTGTCCCGGTACCAGTCAACCGAGAACTTGACCTGGGCGATGCGCTCCATGCCCCAGCGCTGGGCGGTGCGCTCGGCGATCGCCGCACCATTGCCGCCGGCGTCCATGGCGCCGCCGCCGAAGCGCGGCAATCGGGCGATCAGCCACCAGAGGACGAACTCCTGCTCGTCGAACGGAATGTTGCGGAGCTCGATCACGAACGGGCAGTAGCGGTGCATCCCGGCCGCCATCTGGATCGGCCAGATGTCGGTCGCGTCGGCGACGCGGCCGAAGTCCTGGCCGAAATAGCTCGGCGCGTCCGGAAGGATGCGGTGCAGCAGCGGCTCGACATTCGCCGCCAGCCAGGCCTCGGCCGCCGAGCGGCGCAGATGCGCGGGCTGGGCAGCGAAGGCGCTCGGCATCTCCCAGCGCAGCACCTTCGCGTCGGGCTTCATATTGGCCTCGACCACCGCCGGTAGGATCCACACGCCCGAGCCTTCCGCCGGGATGCAGAACAGCTCCTCGTCGGCACCGTCGCCATAGTGCGCGATGATCTTGGCGCGCCAGCCGGCTTCGCCTTCCGGCGTCCACTCTTCGCCCTTGCGCTGGCAGATGCGCTGATAGAGCCCTTCGCGCAGCGCCTCGTCGAAGTCTATGCGGACCAGGCCGTAATCGTAGCGGCCGGAACGGATGTCCTTGACGTACTGGTTGAACGCGTTGGCCTCGCCGTTATGGGTCGAGATCACCACGACCATGCCACCCCAGATCAGCAGCGCCATCGCTGCCTTCAGCAGCTCGGCGAGATCGTCATGGAACGCAGCTTCGTCGACAATGACATAGCCCTGCTTGCCGCGCAGCGAGCGCGGCCGCGACGGCAGCGCCACGATCTCGAAGCCCGAGGCGAAGCGGATTCGGAAGGCTTTGATCTGGCGCGTCTCGCCGGTCGCGGGATCGAGATCCTCGAAGACATACTCGCAGGTATCGAGCGCCGCCTTGGCGAAGAGCTTGGACCACATGGCGCAGACGTCGATGAACTCGCGCGCCATCTCGAGATTGTAGCCGATGTAGAAGGTGTCCATGCCGGCGGCGGAGCGCTCGGCCGCCGAGACCAGCACCGCGTCGGCGGCGAACGCCCAGGTCAGGCCGGTGCGCCGGCTCTTCTCGATGAAGGTGACCTCGTGCAGGAGGCGGGCGCGGATCGAGCGCTTCTGATAGCCGAGCAGAATCTCGGAGCGCG